TCAGTTGAAAAAAAGATCAAGTGCATTTTTTTACTTTTTACTTCAGCTTGAAATGTTGAAGTAGACATACATAAACCAGGAATAGGAAGAACCTTTATATCAGTTGCTTTGCTTGATGTCATTGAAGCGATAAGAATAAAAAATGAAAGTATTAAATGTTTCATTAAAATAAACCTTTATAAAAATACTTTATCCAATTCAGTGTAATATGAAGTTGGATTTTCTTTAAAAATAAGAACATCAGAACTATCAACAACCATTAAAATAACAATTTGTTCAATATCCATATCATATAATTCTTTTACCATATATGAATACATTGCAGATTGTAAAAAATATGAAAAAATCATATCTTTCGTTTTTTCATATCTTGATGTTTTAAAATCAACGATCGATGGTACACTATCCCATAAACAAATTAAATCTGATGTTCCAGCGCATTTGTATTTTCTTGAATACATCATATGTTCTAAGCCATATATTGTATTTACATATTTATCAAGATATGGTTTTATTTTATTGAAAGTATAAATATTAACAGGCATTGCAGAACGGCTATATTGTTTATTATTCAAGAGATATTGTTCACATAAATCATGTATTGCAGTGCCACGTCTCGAAGCCTGAGTCGAAACCTTTCTCGCTTCCTCCTCACCAACTCTTTTCTTCCATTCCTCTATCTTAGCTTCATTAATGGATGAAAGAATAGTTGTAACTGATTTGAACTTTTCACCAGATGGAAGTTGATAAAATCTTCCATCATCAGTATCTATACGATTCAACTCCAAAGAAGGAAATAATTCATGTTTAAAAAAAGTCATATCAGTAGTTTAATTCCTCACATTCGATAATAAATTGTTTGACAAAACCACTTCTACAAATATCTTCTCTAGTCATTTGAATAAAATCAAATGAACCCATTCGTTGACAAATTTTTATTAATTTCAAAATATCCGTTTTGCCTGTTCGTTCCGTCAAATCTGATTGCTTGGTATCACCACAAATAAGAACTCTACAGTTCTCCCCAATACGTGTTAAAATAGTAGATAGTTCTGACCACGTCATATTTTGACCTAAAATTTAAAATTGATAAATAGAAATGGTAATCGCGAGTTCATACCTCCATTACCTCTAGTCGTAGCGTCAGTTTAGACCAGCAGTTTTAATTATATTTATATTATATATAACATAATCTGTTGATTTAAGCTTTCCTACATATAACAAATATGTAAAGGAAACAAAAATGGACATTGAATTTATTAAAAATAAAACATTAAAAAAATTATTTAACTCGCAAAGATTTATTTAAAATAATAAAGGAGCAGAGTTAAACTTGCTTTTATTAATAATTTAGTTTTTCTTTTGCTATAAGATATTTTTTTACTAAACCTGATCTGACAATATCTTCTAAATTGAATTCCACAATATCAAATAAATCAATTTTCTGGGCTATACAAATAAAATCTTTTAGCCCAGAAATATCAAATCGATTTCTCCCACTAATTTTCAAATCATCTTGTTTAATATCACCGCAAAATATTATTTTTGATTCCTTTCCTACTCTTGTCATAATAGTATCTAATTCATGAAAATTGCAAGATTGACTTTCATCTACTATAATCAAGGCATTATCAAAAGTCAATCCACGAATAAAAGATGTACTCATAAATTTAATCATATTTTTTTGTTTCATAATATGATATCCATCATCACGTTCAAATAAAGTATTTACAATATTAATATATGGAGCTTCAAAATATGAAGCTTTTTGTTTTTCATTTCCTGGCATATAACCTTGTTCACGTAATTGAACAGTTGATCTGATAATTATCAATTCTTTATAAGCATTATTTTCCATAATATCTTTAATAGCAAGATATAAAGCAACAAAAGTTTTTCCTGTTCCTGCAGATCCTATTAAAAGAAGATTTTTACCTTTTGCATATGAGTTAAATGCACGAATTTGATTATCCGTTAGTGGTTGTATTTTACTTAATTGTAAACCAGACGGTATATCGAATCCTTGTTGTCTAAGAAGTCTTCTTTGTTTTTTTGTTAATTTTTGTTGTTGCATTTAACCTCTTATATTTTACTATTACCAGGTATTGATGTTTGATTTATAATGTTTACCTTTAATTTCCTTTAGTAGATCTTTAAAGTTATCATCTGGTTTTACTCTACCGACTCGGGTAGGATCAGCACCACCTGGAAAGCCGTGGATTAATTGTTGCATGTGCGGGTTTTCTTTTAGAAAAGTATCACGTTCCGTAATAGTCATAAAGTCGATTATTTCTTCATTTGTTTTTGTATTCAAAAATTTATATGTAGGCATTAAAAATCCTCATCTTCCATAAAATAATCAAGATTATTTGCGCGAATTTCATTCTTAAAGCGTTTCAGTTTTCTGCGATCGACATTTTCTTGAATTCGTTTCTTATTTAATTTGCGAACTTCATAATCATCATACCCAAATTTATCAATATTACGACGGCGTGATTTACCCATTGTAGTCTCCAAATGCCTCCTTAATTAAAGCTGCTGTGATGTTTTTATATGGTAGTTTTTTGTCTTTTACGTAAACTAATAAATCAGCATCCTTTGGATCAATAGATTCCAAAAGTTGAATGAACAATGTTTCCCTTCTTAGTTGTGTTAATGTTGGATGACCTCCTTCAACAAACAAATACAGTTTTCTTGCTTCTGTATATAACATACCTTGACCTTCGCCAGTTGGCATAGCTGTAAATGGTGGTTTGCCTTTAGGAAGAAGAAATTTGATATTTGGATTAAACGCGTGTTCAAGAATAAAATGCAATTGTTTCGTATAATTAGCTCTTAGATAAGCAATTTTTTCTTGTTTTGTTTTTAATTTAGATGCTTGTTCCAAAATTTCAGAAATCATTAAAATCATTTTTTGTCCTGTTTATTTAAAATAATCATTAATCGATTGTGTATCTTGTTTTTTCCATATATTGGGTTTGTTATTGAATAGCTTTGTTTCTACTCTAGAATAACCCTTACTTCTAATATTTTTATTAAACATTCTACTTATAAATTTTTGATCAATATCAATATTATTTACCTTATATGTAATAAAATGTCCAATCGATTTAGTATTAAATGCATTTGCAATTACGAAATATTTAGGTGATACTTTTCTACAAATTTCATTAAAATGTTCGATGGGATCCAAAAAATGTTCAAAGTATTCAGATGCAAAAATAATATCTACTGTTGAATCAATTTCGGATACATCTTCAATCATATTGAAACCATATCGTTTAGACATCAAGTTGCAAAAAGTCCATTGTTTAGTATTTTTTAGATTTGTACCATATACAGTAGCATTTGGATACAATTCAGTTAAACTACTAGTAGAATATCCAATTCCACATCCAATGTCAACCACTATTTTGGAATCTGAAGTTAACTCAACAAATGATTGACCATTTGGCATACATGCTTTAGAAATATCGCGAAGATATCGTCTGCTATATGTTGCAAAACAATTCCACATATCAGTAAAATAATAATCATCATTATAAACTTGATATGCTACATCCAACTCATATTTAAGCAAATCATCATACCATTTGTCGGTCAAATGATCAAAATGAATATTTGTTTTAATATAATGTTTTGCCTTATCTATATCAATATCATATAAACTATTGTAATCCTTTAAGAATGATTCCATCAAAAGTGATGGTTTTTCCTTTATCAACATTATTTCATGATCCTATTATCAAAAATCATTAACATGTTCCATCAATTGCTTAAGTTTATATTTAGAAAAATAATCAAGTAATTGTGATTTATTACCCGTTTCGATTTCATTAAAGTTATTTAAAATTTGATCCTTTAATGGTTCAGGTGTATATGTCAAATCAATCAATGCTTGATTTCTAACAAAATTTCTATAGTATTTATTATTATGATCATTTTTAATATTTGCAACTGATTCAAATACTTTTTTGGTAATTCTATTTTGACGCTCACCTAGAACAAATACATTATCAGGACTAGCGATATTTGGTACACCATCACCAGAATCACCACGAACAATATGTTCAAACAAATATTCAGATGGATTTTTTTCTGTAATATATTTCTTATTCACGGGATCATATTGTTTTACATTTTTTTTATGAAGTTGTCTATAATCCTTATCACCAGAAATAATAAGAATATCCTCATTGGATGTATGATGACAGATTGTACCAATGATATCGTCTGCCTCAGCACCTTCAACTTCAAGAAATTTATATGGAAAAAAATCTTTCAATTCAGTTTTAATTTGTCCCATACAAGTAAAAATAGCTGACCAATCGATATCTGATTCGTCCCTAGCCTTTCTACGTGATGCCTTATAATATGGAAAAAACTCTTTCCTCCAATTTTTATACGAATCGTTGCAAATGATCAATTGACCATAATCTTTTTTAAATTTCATATTAATGGCCCTAATCACATTAAGTGCCATATGTCGAAAAAGATGTTCATCAATTGGAATATTG